ACGCTTGCAGCAATACCAGTGCCACCACCGCCACCCATTGCAGATGCCAAAGGCGCAGTGATGCTTTGCTGGATTTGGATGCGGATCAGATCGCTAATAATTGACCGCGCCATTGATTTGAACGCATCTTTCGCGCTGGCTGTTCCCATAGTCACATCAACAAGCGCATCTTCTAGCGACTTGATGCCGCGCACCGCTGCGCTTTCCATATTCCTTTGAAGGTCTTTTGCGCTATCGGCCAAATCCATCAATTGCTTGCGATATGTTTTAGTTTTTTCGCTGTTTGTTTCTGTGCTTTGCCCAAAAATATCATTTGCAGCTTGGGTCGCCCTTATTCTTGCTTCTAATTCTTCAAAAGCACCAACAAGACCTAAATCTTTGACGTTCATTGGTTCAAGTTTTTTAGCCCAATCAATATCAAGTTTTTTGCCAATTTCAACGCTGAAGGCAATAACTCTATTCAGTTGTCTAATTGTTTCGTCTGTGAAACTTTGTATAGCTTGCGCTGCCTTTTTAAACAAGCCAACAACAGTCAAAGCAAGACTGCGACCAAATTCCTCAACCCCACCAGCTTCTTTGATAGCGTTGACAAGCTTCACTCTTATGGTTTCAGCAATGGCTTGAAATGCTGGCGCAAGTCCTGCAACCAATTGATTGATTACGCCGCCAAGCATAGTTTTAAGTTTCATAAACGCATCATTGGCTTGTTCAACGCCTTTGACTGCGCTTTTGGATAAGATAAAGCCAAGACCTTCGGCCTCTTGGAACATCTGTTGCAGGGCTGCGCTGCCGCCTTCCAGCGTGTTTACAAACGCCACGCCTTCACTATCGAACAGCTTAAACGCAAGCCGCACTTTATCGCCGCTGCTTTGCACGTTATCAAACGCATCAGCCAGCTTTAGCATTTGCTTATCAAGTGGTTGTTTGGCTAGTTCTTTGGCATTTAGGCCAAGTTCTTTCAGCGCGTCTTTAGCTTCGCCAGTGCCGTTTGCAGCCTCAGATAAACGCCGCGTAAACCGCTGCACCGCCATATCGACTGTGCGCGTTTCCACCCCAGCCAAATTAGACGCATATCGCAGCTTTTGTAATGCTTGACTGGTGACGCCCAGCTTTTGCGCGGTCTTGCCCAGCGTGTCGATGCTTTGCAATGATGATTTGACCAGCAAGCCAATACCAGCCGCACCAGCAACGGCAGTCAGACCGACCTTGAAGTTGAACAGTGCTTTGCGAACAAGCCCCAGCGATTGGTTTAATTTGCGAAAAGTGCCGCGTGTAAGGTCTTTCGCTGTGATCGTGAAATTAAGATTTTGATTTGCCATCTTCGATCACCTTAAAATATGCGAACCATTCGTTCAGTTCTGTCAGCGTCAATTCTTCAATTTCGGCTTGTGTCTTGTGAAGGCGATCCGCTAGGGCTAGCATATTTAGCCTTAACGGGTCGCCCTTTAGTTTTTTTCCGCATCCCCAACGCTTTCAACATCGCCAAACATCTGCCCAGCAATATCAGCAATCAAGGCCACGCTATCACCCATCAAAAACATTTTATCTTCAATGGTAAACAGTCGCTTGCCATCGGCATCTTCAGCTTTGATAATAATCAGATCAACCATTCCGCTGATCGTCATATTGTTAAGAAAGTCTTTGTGCTTTCTTTGCAGCTTATCAATGTCGCCAGCGGTAATTGAGCCAGAATAGATAACTAAAGGCTGACCATCTTCGCCCCACTCATCAACTTTAATCACTTTACGATCACGCTGTCTGCGTGCCGCTATCTGTTCTCCCAAACCCATTTTTTACCCCTTAAACGGTTGTTTCAGTTAGGCCGCCAGTGCCTTGCAGCGAATAGGTAGCGGTGTTAATTCCATCAGATGTTACACCGATTGACCGGCTTGTGACAATCGCTGAACCAGTCAGTTGATGATCGCCGCTAGTGTTGCCTTCCATCTGCAGCTTCAATGTTACGCTATCGCCAGCGGTTACTGCTTGCTGCGCGGCATCTGTATCGTCAAAATATGTCTCAACAGTTGCGGTGAAATCTGTGAAGCTGGCTTTGTATGTTTTAGCTGTATCGCCCATCACTGTATCTTCAATTGTGTCGGCAGTTTCATCAACAGAAAAGCTAATCACTTCAGCCATTACGTCTGTGCCGATTAGAACGACACCATCGTTTCCTTTAAAAGTCGCCATCGTTATATCTCCTAAACGGCAGTTTCAACGTCATTTTCTTTGGTGCGGTATTGCACCGAAAGAGTAAACCGACCAACGGCCACTGGCTGTTCGCCATCGCCACTATAGTCAGCCTCAAACGCAACAACCTGTGCATCTTTTGCCAGATTGTTCAGCGTTACATCAGCGGCAATGGCTTCTTCAACCTCAACCGCAATTCCATCCAGCGCATTATCATAATTCGCTGTGCCAATAACATATGCCTCAACGGCAACTTCCAAAACCCGATTTACCGAACGCGCCAAAGTGATTGTATCAAATTCGGTCGCTTCGCTCTTGGTAAAAATGCAAAGTGCTGGAAGCTTTGTCTGTTCCAGCGGGAAGATACGGCTGCGGAAAACATTGCTGCCGGTAGTGGTCAATCCCGTTAATGCGGTCACGATCTGGTCGCGGATTTGCTGCCGAACGTGCGCCATTTATTGTTTCTCCAATACCAGCGTGGTCATACCAGTGCCGTCATCCTGCACAATCCGCATTGTGTAGGCCACCGCGCTGATCGTAATAGTGTCGCCTTCAGCGGCGGTTGAAACGTCTGCGGTGCGGCAAACAAAGCGTGGTTGCTGTAATGCAAAGCCAACGCCCCCGCCAGCGTCAACCTCAACGAAATCGTTGTCAAAAATGCCATTGATCGTGCCGCCGTTATAGGTTGCGGCAACCCCGAAATCATCAACGCCAATGAATATAGCGCGATCATCTGCGGTTTCGACTGCCATTAGTCAGCGTCCACTTTAGCTACTTTAGCCACTTTAGCTGACCATAGCTTCGCATAGCCGCGATCAATCAGCTTGTTTGCCTCATCTTCACGAACATCGTGATCTTCGCCTTCAAGCATAATGCCGACCGATCCCGCTTGGCAGTCTTTTAGCGTTGTGATTTTGATCAGTTTTGTTGTCATTTTTTCTTTGTGTTCCGCTTTACTAGGCTGGCCGCTGATTTTTTTGTTAGGCCAATTGCCCGATCAGTAATGCCCTGCTTTTCTTCATACACCTCAACCTTGCCAGTGTTAACAAGATCAAGCCCTACATTGTCGGTCACTTCTACAATGTCACCAACTTCGTGTGCATTGCCGCCGATTAAAATATTGCGTTTGCATCTAATTTTCATATCAGCCCCCTATAGGGTGAAGATGGGGCAACCGAAGCCGCCCCATCATTATATTTAGGCGTCAATATCGAGACACGCAGCGAATGACTGTGCGTGGCGAACTGCCAAATCCATTTCTTGCATTACGCGGATGCGAACTGCACCAGTTGAACCGGCTGTATATGGATCAATCAAGATATCTGGGGTGCTAAAGAAGCCCATCATCAATTGACTGAAATCACCAAACACCATTGCAGATGCAGTGGTCAATGTGCCTTTGGTTAGGTCAGATGGCACATTGTTAGTGATCGCAAGGTCATAACCGTAAAGGCTGTTCCAAGGCGCATCCATCAGCATAACGCTATCAGTTGATGCAACTTTTGGTGTTGAAGCAAGATGCGACTTGACCTTTGGGTTAGTCAAATAGGCAAGTGTGTTGCCGTTAATCGCAGCGTTGTCAACTTCAACTTCTTTAACCAAATCGGTAATGGCATCCCAAGTCAAATCGCCACCGTTTGTTCCGATTGCAACTGAACCGATACCGGCTGTTCCAATAATGCCGGTTGGCTCGTTAGAACCGCCGCCCTCAATCGCAACATCTTCGATCTTTTGTGCGATTGCGTTCAACAGGTCATCGCGAACAATCTGCTCAACAGATGGATCAGATTGGATCATCAGCAAACGTGAAACGTCTGAAAATGCGCCAAGTGACTTTGGTGACATTGTGATCTGTGAGAACACAGCGTTGACTTCAGATGTTGCGCCATTCTCAGCAACGAAACCGGCTGAAACGCCAGTTGCAAGCTTTGGAATAGCCACATCGCCACGCAGACCAGTCATAAAGCGTGCGCCAAGCTCGCTAAAGACCAAACGTGCGCGGAGTGCGTCAACAAACTGATCACCAAGATGATCTGTGCCGACCAAATGTCCACCGGCTGTGGCTGTGCCAACAGTCAGGTCACGCTTGCCGCCCCAGAAGCTGTCTGGTGCATAGAAACCGCGTGCTTCGCGTCCATTGTTCTTTGCAATTTGCTCAGAAACTTCACGCTCAAGACCCTGCAAGCCAGAACCATTTACCAGACCGCGAACAGCTTTCATAAACGAATATGAACGCTCCTCTTTGGCTGACATATCAACCGCACCGGCTGACTGCTCAAGTGGCTTGCCTTCGCCAATGGCGTCAAGCAATGTTGCGCGGAATTGTGCAACAGACTGGCCTTGACCGATAGCTTGATCAGCTAGGTCGCGGCGGTTGTGTTTAACAGCAAGATTGATGATCTCGCTGGCATTCTTTTGGAAATCGCGCTTGGCTGCTTCAGCGGCTGCTTCACGGATTTCATCGTGATTTACTTCAGACATAATAACTTTTTCCTCTGTCTTGATAGTAGGTTCGATAAATTCAGCATTGCGATTAACGCCCACACCGGCATCGGCTGGCACGCTCACAATACTAGCTTCGTATGGCAACCAAGAAGAAATGCCAACTGTCCCATCGGCTCTCTTGTCTTCCATTTGGCGGATTTGATAACCGATGCTGACATTGCTTCGTATCCCATCCTTGACATCTTGATAAACTTCTTGAGCCAGTGCGCTTTTTCCAAAGCGAACCACTGACCGCAACTTGCGATCAGCTTGATCCAAATAAGTTCTTTCAATGACACCAATTACTTTGGTTTGATCGTGGTCTAAAAGCAACGCTGCCGATCCACTGTTCAAACGTGATAAATCAATTGCGCCTTCATTATGACGCAAAACCTCTAAACCGAAAGAACGCTCAACAGGTTCTTCGCTTGAAATCGACATTCTGACGCGGCGATCATCTTCTTCGACCATATCCGCAGCGCGTGCGCGGGTCATCAATTCGCCACGGTCAAATCGTTCTTCAGTATGTGTTATTTCATTTTCCATTGGTGCATTATCTACCAATTCAGCTTCTTTTTCAATCTGGTCATTTTCAGACATTTTCAGCCCCTTCTTCAACAATTGCTGGCACTGGTGCCTTTGTGCCAAATGGCTGG